TTTCAGTGTCATTGATGTAGAATAGTATATGCACTAACTTTCAGGTACACCATTTATGCACGTGCGCATTAGTTATGAGATTTTCTTTAGAAAATAGAAATAACCTTCAGCTTGCTGAAGTACTTAGCTTAAGTATTAGCTTTACTTTCTTTAACCCCCCTATAATCCCCCCCTAATTGTTTTCATTCAATCTTAATCACCTTCAGTTTTTCCTTCAAGTAGTAATTTTTACGATGATTACCATGACGCTTAAGATAATTGCCAGGGAATTGAAGGTCGTCCAGGTATGCTTTCTTCTTATTCATGTGAGTTCTTGCAAGACGTCCCAGGATTTGCAAAGACTTCTCATTAGAATCCATTGATGCAGTATTCTGCAGATATTTTAATTCTGGGAAGTTTTGACCTCTAGAAATAATCGTAGTAGCGATTAGTATATCTATTTTCCCCTCTCTGAAAGCTTGTAGAATTTCATCTCGCCCTTTTGTTTTGTGATGTACATATTGTATGTTGTATTGATTCCCAAGATGTTTAACGTAGTACCGATAAAGGTTTTCACAATGTCCTATGAACTTACATACAATGAGTGCCGGCAATCTCTTCCGGCGAATGTTATACTTAGTGCGAGACAAAGAAAGTCTCCATGCTTTGACATTGTTAGATATTACCTCATGATATTCGGTGGGATAATCTTCATCCTTGGTATACTTGTAATGGGCATATACCAACTTACAGATAATAGGAGTAGAGTATCCTCTGTCAATCATCTCTACTAACTTTACCTGATTTACTTTATCACCTATAAATGACATTATATTCATGTTGTGTACCAACTTCTTCTTAAGGTCACTCATGTAAAGGGTACCACTTAACCCTACTCGTACTCTTGAATTGTATAAGTGTTGTATTACCGTCTTATAGGTTTTGTTATCAATCACGTCAGCCTCATCTATAAGTACCATATCTATTTCTGAAAGAAACTTCTGATACCTATTTATATTGCCTGCCAGAGATTGAACCATACAAACATTAAAGTTACCCCACTCACTACATTTACTACCTTGGATAAATGATACTTTTTCTCCCGGTAGTAATTCTGGAATCTCTTTCTTGAACTGTTTGAATAGGTCTGCACTGTTTAATAACAATACAGTCTTCAGTTTTCTCTTGAAAGCCTGGTGTAATCCACAGAACACTAAAGTCTTTCCGAAGTTAACTGCTAAATCTGATGCACAAATAAGGAAAGGTGTATCTCCAACCTTATTATACAGTATCTTTTCTAGAGCTTCTTTTTGTACTTCCCGTAGTTCTTTATCCCCCATAACTGTTGGAATTACTGGTTTAACTCCAAGTGGGGGTCTATTATCTATAATTTTAACCTTTTGTCCCATTTTACGGCATTCATTATAAACCTTATTCAAAAGGCCTATTTTGAATTGACCATAATCAGAAATATATTTCACATAACCATCCCAGTTCTTTGCCCTACTATACATCATTATATGCCAAGCGTCCGGATGCTTAATCCGGAACATTTCATACAACTTGTTTGTGAACTTAGCAGGGCCAGATAATTCACAAACATTACAGTTCTTTATGGTTATAGTTATCATAATTTTGTAGCCATATATACTATACCGAAAGTACCACACATGAAAAACATGAATATTATTATGATACACAATGTCTTAATAAGCATTGCTATAACATTATCCCAATCTATTTTCATATACTTACCTATTTTTTGAAGGCGTCCCAATCCACATGTTCTGTTTTAGGTCGAGACACTATGTTAAACTTTGCCATGTAGTTGATAACCCTTTGACGAGCCTTATCATTGGATAAATCCTCTATCTTAGGTATACCGTTACAAAATTCAAGTGCATAAAACTGACCGAGTACAAAGGTCTCATAATCAACCCCAATTTCATCAGCTAATTTCCTTGCTCTTACGAACCATACATACTCTTGGGGATTCTTATCATAAGTATTATTTATACCTATTCTATCGAGAATCTCTTTAGTATAATGTTCATACACCTCTCGAGTATATTCCGGGTATTTATCCTCTCTAACTTCCTTATCAGCCTCATATACATCCATAATCCAATTAACCCTCTGATGTAACCAATTTGCACAGAAGTTATAGTTCACCCTCTTTGCTTGGGACATTAGTTTAAGGCCAGTGGTTACAAATTCTATATATCCCTGACGAGGCTCAAACCCAAACTTTTGACAAAACTCATTTACAACAGGTACCAATTCTTTTACTGATGCCCATTGTAAATCCGTTTGCTTTATTTTGGTTACTCCTATGTGTTTGAGTTGGATTCTAGTAGAATAGATGATATCTGCTAATAAGTTTGCATCCCCTATACTTCCTGAAGCTCTACGAACAGCTTGAGTTTGTACCTTTTTATTTTCTCCAACCACTGAACGGTGGTCTAAAGAATATTGTCTAGCTTTAGTGAAAAACTTATCAACAAATTCTTCTGATATCATACCTCCCATCTCATTCCAGAGTTTATAGAATAGAGTTTTGGAGATATGTATGGAAGGTTCTCTTTTTGCCATTATAATTTCAATTGTGATTTTATAGATAAAAGTTCTTGATAAGTCTGATATGTCGTCTCTCGTACATATTCTAAAGTCCTTCGCTTACCCAATGAATTGACATCCTCATTATCTGGTAAGAATACCACCTTTACTTTTTTGAAGGGTACCAACTTGAAGGCCAGGTCTAATGCCTTATCTTTAGCATCAGGGTCAATCAATATGATAAACTTCTCAACTGGACTCTTGATGAACTTGTTTACCTGGTATCTGCTGACGGCCTTACCTCCGGTTGCAATTCCATTCTCCCCCAAAGTTTCAGCATTGATTGCACCCTCACAAATATAAACGGTTCGGTATATTTCTAGAGCATCCGCATTATATATAATAAAACTCTTTCCCAAACCTGTTACATCTACTTCTGGGTTGTTATATTTGGGACCAGCGCCCATATATAATCGAGCATTGAAATAAGTTAATTGCCCATGCTCTGTAAATGGGATAATGATATATCCAAGATACTTACCTGTGTTACAATATCCCCATCCTTTACGAGCTAACTCTTCTATCTTAAATCCCCGTTTCTTAAGGTAATTCCTGGCAGACCTTGCCAATAGAGAAGTGCCCATAGATATGTTCTTGAATCCCTCTGGGAGGAAGAACTCTTTCTTACCTTTTAACTCAACCTTCTCTTCTTTGAATACATATCCAGAATAATCTCCTGATTCGAGTATAGATAGTACTTCTTGAAAACTATCTGTACTCTCCAAATACATTACCAAACTTATAGGAGAAGGATGTTCACCACACTTAAAACAATTACATCGATTGTTTGAAAGGTTGATACCAAACTTCTTTTCTCCTCCACAGTAGGGACAGTCTGACTTCATCCACCCCTTACGATAATCGAAGGCCTTCAACTTATATCTAAAATATTCATGTAAACGACCTTTAGTATGGTTATTTAGTCTCATATACTATCCTCCTAATAACTGAATGTGCTCTACCATATTTACGGCTTAACTTTTGTAGAGTGGTATTTCCTTTCAAGTATTCGGCTTTTATTTTACGTCTAATCTCTATACTCAAAGGAGTTTTACCTCTGGGTTTGAATCTACCATCTCTTATACATTGTTGAGTATTTTCTTTATGAGTACACCAGTATAGATTTTCTACTCTATTGTTAGTTCTATTATTATCCTTATGACCTACACATGGTAAGTTATCGGGATTAGGTATCCAAGTTGTAGCTATAACCCTATTCAATCTATGTGTCTTTTTTCTTAGATGTACCTGTAAATATCCGAATATCTTATGAGGGTTAGTAGATAGCCATCTATGTAATTTAGTGGAATATACTCTACCGTCGAATGAAGCCAAATATTCTGGATAGTTTGGTATAGGCTTTACTTTAACACCTTTTATATTGCTGTTAAGTCTCATATTGTAAACGAAAGTACCCGACCATGAATAACATAGCCGGGTAGTTATTACTTAATAGGCAATCTCTTACAGAACTCCGGTATTAAGTGATACATTATATAACCTCTCCGAATCTTTACTAATTCTTTTTGAGCTTCCTCTAACCGTAGTAAATTAGTAGGAAATGGAATACAGCATTCATCATAACTCTGATTGTAGCCTACTTTCCTTACAAATGTGCTGCCATTAGGAACACACATCTTAAAAGTTATAGAAGCTTTAGGTTCATTTATATGTACCCATTGTTTAGTGAAATATCCGAGAGCATCAGTTTCATTTACTGGGCATACTATCTCATATCGGTTACCGCCTTGTCTTCTTAAACATATTTCTTTGGAAGCTCTCCTCCGAAACATTTTTAGTAATCGGATGTTCATGATTACATGTGTTCAGTGGCATGAAACTTTCCTATATGTAATACTGAGTTGCATTGAGGACATTTAACACTTTCTTCCCCATCATGTCCTGGACCATAGCTTAAGTCTAAGAATATTTCCTTCCTATTGAAGGCTATTACTTTTTTACACTTGTTACAAGATGTAACACCTTCTCCAAACTTAGCCAAATCCATAGAATCGATAATTCGTGCCATACAATTTTAATTATTTAAGGTTTAACTTTTATATATCTCCTGAAGTCTTACTCCTCTTTTCTGGGTCTGCATTGGGATTACTTACTCTCTTCTTTTTCTTAAGTAAGTCATCTACCTGTTTACCCATGGACTCATCGTACTTTGCTCTGGCTTCTTTAGAGAACTCTTTCATACGTTGTCTTTCTGGGTCCATATTAAACATTACCCGACCATTTGGAACTCCATCACGTTGAACTACAACTTCCATTCTCATGATGTTATGCTCTTCTTCGTCTTGAGTAGAATTTAATCCCATGACGCATTTTGCATTCCTTATTATAGAAATAGCGGATGCTATATCATTATCCTCGTATCTGGTTTCTTGATGCTTAGCACCTTCTCGGGTAACATGTTGGGCAGTCCAAATGGCATCTAACCCTAACTCATCGCCCATATTATCCAGGTCAATGTATACATTGTTGATACGTTCTACATCGTCCCTATCTCTAGCAATAGAAGCTAATTTTGCAGCGTAGTCAATCATTATGACATGGACTTTGATACCTTTCTCGGTTTCCAGTTTCCTGACCAAGTTCATAATGGTATTACAATCTGCAATGGTTGCAGGTACACGCTCCACAATAAACTCAACCCCGAGTCGTTTATATTTACGCATGTGCCTTTGCTCCATTTTATCATAATCACCGGTTAACATCTCTCTCTTAGTTTTATTTAGGGTAGACTGAATCATACGGTCCATTAACTGGTTTTTACCATTTTCGGTATCTATGTAAAGAACATTCTTTTTCATAGCCAGATATCCCCGAGCAACATTGATAAGTGCAAAAGTCTTTCTTCGTTTGGGACGGTCAATTAAAACGAAAAGAGAGTTCTTGGGATATCCATCTCCATTACCCAACCTATTCAACTGCCAAAATGGAGTGGGAACTACATCTGGGTCAACCTTTCGCATAAGTTGTCGCATTGCAGTTCCACTAACCATTAACAAAGGTTCGTCCTTCTTTTGTGGTTTTGAACTTTGTAGAATCTTAGTTAGTTTAGCTTGATAGGTTTCGTAAGAATTGTAATCAGAGAAGTCCATACTTTCATTTAAGGCTTTCAATTCAATGTAGGCAATAAACTTGTGTATGTTCTCCAGAACAATATCTACATCTTTTAGAGGCTTATTATAAAGTTCAGATATTAAACTATGAATATTAGGGATATCATCCTTGGTAACTAAGTCTACATAATCCTTACCTTCTAACAAAGTTTTAACCTGCTCAACCATTAAGACCTCACTTGGTATTCGTTGATATTTCTTTACGAATTTTACCAAGGCCTCTACTACTATTGAGTGTTCAATTAAAGTAAAGTACCCAGGTTTTATCTTTGTAACATATAGAAGAGCTTCCTTCCCTTGTACCAAAAACCTAAGTACTTCTAATTGAAACTCGATAGAGAACGTAAACTTGTCACAGGAGTTTAACCTCTTCTTTACCCTATTTTGTTTCATATATTATATAATATTCATGAGTGTATAATCAATAGTATCTGCTAGATAATATAGTTCTCCAAGCTCATCTTTGAACATACTTGAACACAGACGGTGAAATAATTTTGATAAAATTCATACAAGTTGTTACTTTATTATTTATATTTGCATTGTTAAAAATCTTTACTACTATGAAAGGCAACAACGGAAGTGAACTACATCGTTTAACCGAATTAAAACCTTATGATGAGGATTTGTTTAATAGGTTATATAAAACCTGCAAACCATTAATCCGTAGACTGACGAGGGGAGTTGATTCCAGAAGATTCAATCTCACGCCAGATATTATTAACTCTTTCTTCTGGGATAAGTTCTTGTATGTATTTAATAAATACCAAGACGAATACGATGAGGAAAGGTTAAAAGCAACTCTCCTATCTTCCCTGCAAACTTATAAAAGTAAGTTACTGAGGAATGCTTATACCAAGCAAGCAGAGTTCAATCAAGAGTTAACTTCATTTGAAGTCTTATTTGACAATAATAAAGAGCTACTTGATGATTCTGATGAGACTCGGATTAAAGAGGAACAATCTCAAAGATTTCATCAGTACATGAAGGAGCATCTCACTCCTGATGAATACTTAGTAATGCAGATACAGCTTGAGCCTCCTAAATGGTTTGAGTCCCGTATCAAAGATTCTCATGGTAAGTTATCTATCCTTCACTTGATAGATTACTTTGAGTTACCTCGAGATAAGTTTGCAGTTAACATGTTCTCCAGAATGAGAAAGACCATACAGAAAACTTTAGAACAAGCTGCCTTAGACCTTAAACAATGAAAAAGGCCAGAGCAAGGTTATTGCTAACCTCACCCCGGCCCCACTTAACCAACTCAACTATGGTTCAGTTTATATTTCACTAGATAATGTCCGATTATATAAATCCTCGGTTATGTCATGGATAGGTATAGTTATCTCATGACCTAATTCGATATATTCTTGAGCTCCAGTTGCCTTAGTCATACCCCTTAGACTTACCACTATATTAGCTGTGTTGTTAGCTATGGATAAATATGCAGAATACTTTTGGAACTCACAATCCATATTCTCAGCCAACTCTAGTTCAATATCTTTGGCTTTGAAAGTAGTTGGCATTGACATGAATATGCGAGTAATACTCTCGGAGTTATTCTTCAACCTAAGTATCTCGCCCATCATTCTACTCATCTTGGAATTTTTTTGGAATAACATAGCCAAATTGTAATTCAAAGATGCGTTAGCTGTACCCTGATTCAATAGGCATACTACTACTCTCAAGGTTAAAGTATTTACACCCATTATAGCTTTTACATAAGCATAATGGTCAGATGCAGAACTCGGGTTGAAATTCAACAGACCACTATCGGCAGTCTCATAGTACATAGACTTACTACCCATCAATCTCTTCATGGCAATAGCCATTCTCCAACCCATAGCAGCATCGGGATTAGTGGGATGATAAAATCCGGTCGGGATACACGAAGAATAGTTTTCATTTAGGCTTAATTGTAACATGATACACCCAGCAAATTTCCAATCCTCATGCAGATAAGGAGCATTGATATCTTGATATATCATCGCCCCTTGCTCATTTATCCCAAACAATACTGTACCTAACTCCCACTTGTTAGAAGGAACTGTAGTTGGTTTTGATATATCTATATCGGGAGATATAAATATACCAGCAGCATCAGCACCTTCAATCCATTGCCAGTGAAGTTTCTTTTCTATGGGTGAGTCCGTGACAAATTTTGAACCGTTAACATTCAGTTTAGTAAATGTATATACATCATCCTCACCATCTGACCCGGTTTTAGTTACTTCTACTTCCACTACTTGACCCAGGGATTTCATAAGGTTTGATACCTGAGCGGTCAAATCACCTACTTCTACAGGGATAGTACTCTGCTCCAATACCTTTACCCTATTCTTGAGGTCAAGTATGTCCAAAGGGTTAAGCCCATATGGTTTCACCGGGAACTGACCCTGTGTTGGTACCAAACACAAAGTGTAATTCAGTGAAGCCATTATAGACTTATATCTTTGACTGTTTGGGTCACTATTCCATTCAGGTCTCCATCCAACTAAGTATACTCCTATGAGAGAGTCTACATTCTTGTTGAAAGACATCCCTGAATCAGCCAGGAGTTCTAACATCCTCTCGTATCCCCAAGAGAGAATTTCCTCGATACTATATACATCGTCAAATGTTAACCAACCACAGGTGAAGTTGGTTACACTTGGAGGATTCTCACTTCCATCTGGACGATATGTATGGGTAGCTTTTACAGCAAATGCTACCAACTTCTGAGGATTACTCAGATTTGGCCACCCTCCAGATGGTTGTACTCCATTAAAGGTTAGTACGTCCGGGGCAATGTGACATAATCCGTCGGGAGTAGTGTAAGCATTGAACACCTGACCTGCAGTATTATCCTTATTAGAAAGGAATACCCTACGAGCCCGGCCCAGTATATTACTCATTCCCGAAGGTAGTGTACCTGGTCTTTTGAATACACTGGTTATGGTTACGTTCTGTTGGGTAGTATCTACCCAATCGAAGCCGCAAATAGGACCTGTACCAACCGTTATGGCAATAGGTTCCATAACCTCTTTAGATTCTATTAAGTCTCCATAAACTTGATAGAACCTTGGTTGTACTATCCCATTCACTACTTCAGTTACATTATTCTGTGCCATAGTTAGATTTTTAACTTATCAAGATTTTCATCTATGAAGATTAAAGCCTTGGTTAATGACTCCACCAGTTTGTGGTTTACTGAGTCATCCTCGAGTAAAGCCACATCATCTGGGTTATCCTGAAATAACCACTCGAGAAGTACTCCCCAGTAGTTGTTGCCCATCAGTACCGTAAAGTTAGCTTCCTTATCAGGGTCACCATCTGATGGGTCCATACGATGTTTATAACCGTCTGCAGTAGGGAAGTCTTCCTGTAATTGTTCGAATATTACCGTGGCAAATAAATCTGAACGGGTTTGTCCTTTGGTAGTATATATTTCAAAACCCCTTGCAGCGCACCATTCATTCCCCATGCCTGCAGCATTGTTATGAAGTGAAAGCAGAAACTTTGCACCCCCTCGGGGAGTATCTAATTTATTTGCAATTTCTTTTCTTCTAGACAACCCGATTTCGGTGTCCCCGGTATTGGTGAAAGCTACCTCGAATCCTTCTTGCTTGAGACGCTCTGCCAGAGCTTTCCCAACTTTACGACTCCAAAGGTATTCCTTATGTCTACCATCTGGAGATTGTTTCCCTGCTACATCCGACCCATGAGCAAAGTCGATAATAGGCAATAATCTTCGTGCCATAGTTATAATTTTTTAAGATACATTAGTTTTAATCCGTTGAGATACATACTTACCGATTGGTCCATACTTGAAATGGAGAATTGGTCCTTAGGTATGTATATCTGTTCTATTACCAAATCTTTTATTGCCTCATTATCTTGAGGCTCAAAGATGTTAGAGAGAGATTTACCATTACAGGTGAAGTTAGAGAGTAGTCCACATAGCTCAGAATATTCATTGTTTACTAAGCTTTCTACTTTCTTTACTGTAGACTCTTTATTGTCTATGTGATTCTCAAACCTTATCCGTAGTATGGCATACTTTAGTATGTGGCTCAAACAGTTGAACTCCCTGCGAATTAGTATTTGAGCCTCAGTTATACCCACTGTAGAATCAGCTGCCCCATCGAAGAACTCCTTTACCTGTTGTGAAGATTCAGATACTACCGATACCTTCTTGTTTATGTTCCAGATAGTGTATATAAACATCACTACCATTACAAGAACCAATACCATGAAGATACCGAAGATTACTTTTAGAGCCCCATAGTTGGAGGCTGCTTCAGCTAACTCAATTGAAGATTTAGTTAGCGACTGAACTGCATTGTCCAACTTAGGGTCTTCTTGAGCAGTTGCGAATAAGAATGAGATTAGAGGCATACTAAGCATATACAATATAGATTACTACTGAGGTTTGTTCAAATACTACTGAACTGTCTTTTGGTTCAAAATACTTTACGTTTACTGGGAGGTATTTGTTGACAATGTTTACCAAAGTCTCTCGTACCTTATCACTGTAATCAGAAGGATGTTCAGATTCTATCTTTTCTTTTGCAGCCTGAATCTCTTCCTCAGTTGCATCGGGATTCATTAGCTTCCACTCTTCCAGTAGTTGTTCTTGAATCTCCTTGTCCCTCTTTAACATAAAGTCCCATTGACCCTTTGGTATACCAATAGTGAGAATCATTGGGACGCATTCCCAACAATCTGTCTCAGTATCGTAAGTAGCTGAAGGAGTATCAAAGTGAGAGATAGTGTCATAGTTTACAGAACCATCTCCTATTGCCTGGGCAACAGCTTGTTTTGTTCCTTCATCTACTTCAGTGAGAGTAAAGGTTACTCCATAAAATCGGCCTAATATTTCATAAAACCGTCGAGTACCTCGTATCTTATATAAAGATATGGCGTATCTTAGAACTAATCGGAAATCAGCAGTAGGAAAACCCCTATCCTCTTTTACCCAATTCTCTAGATTCTCCTCTGTATAGGGCTCTCCCTTAGTAAGTACTCCATAGGCATAAGGAATGAACCCAAAGTATTCCCAAAGATAATTAAGGAATATCGGATTGGCTTTATCTACATCCAGACATTCCATGAAATTATCTATATCGGGCATTACTTCAGTATCGAAATAACCTGAACATACATCTATGAACCTTTCGAATATACCTTTGCCTTCTGAATCCTGATAGGTATCATTGGCTTTATAGTAATGGTCGAATAGGTTACTGAAGATGTAATCCCTGAAGAACCTCTTCGCTGGATTAAACCACTTCATTTATTGTAAGAGTTATATTATCCGAACTGATAGTAGGGATATTGTAATTATGTGGTATAAGGTCTACCAGCTTTCCTCCACTACCCATTGGTTGTGTAGTCAGTTGATATACTGTTCCGTTTTCATAGTTTGCGTTTTCAACCGGTAAGTTAATGGTTAAGCTAAATTTCGACTTAGCCAAGGATACCTCAAGAGGTTTACCATACTGACCAGTATATAGAGCATTCCCAGAAAGGTCCTTATTTGCATATACTCTATATAACGCATTACCGTCCTCAATTACAGTTTGTATGTAACAGTTCTCATAATCTGTTTCTGGTGTTGCTGTAGCAAATGACAGCATCTTGAAATAGGTTATGTTCAGAGCAGGTACAGATACTATCTCCTCCGTATTTTGTGAGTTGATATTTATAGCTATTGGATAAGGCAGTAAGTACAACTCAGTTATGGTTAGGAAGTCAACCATAGGTTGATTATCCATAAGAGCGTATAGGTCAGACTGTCTTACCGGCTTGTTAATATCCGAGTTCTGGTAGTTATAGGCATCCAGTAAAGCTTTCTTCACTTGATTGCTTATATCTATAGATTTGAAGGACTTCCTACCGGTTATAGTTGCTGACAGGTATATCTTAGCAGCATGTGTAGAATATACACTTACTCTGGTAGTAAGTACCTTTGAAGATTCCATCCTTTGCTTTACATTGTTGATAAGCTCGGTGCTTGCTTCAGAACCTCCATCGGGGGTAATGTATATTTCTACATACTTACCGCAGATGTAGTTACAATAAGCCTTATCCACACCGTCGATAAGCATAGCTATAGCCTCGTAATCCTCTTTGGTAATTGCTACACCTAAAGTTTTTATACTGAGTGGTATATGCTCTTTCAACGTATCGAAGTCCTCATAATCAGAACCTCCGGTTGCAGCTATTGTATTTGTCAGAGTAAGTCCTGAAGTTACATCAGTCATTACCTCTGGTACCTTATCAAACTGATTGGCAGGTATATTACCATTAGAACCGTAAGTGAGGTAGTACTGACCTTTGATTTGAGAACCTATGGTCGGCTTCCTACCAAACTGACCATCACCAAATACCAGGTACGGAGTGAGAGTAGTATCAAGTTCTACCTTGTACACCTTATCACCAGGACCTGAATAAGCAAAAGTATCCACCAAGGTCCAAGCTTCTCCACCAATAGTAAGTACCATAGAACCTTCTACATACTTCTTATCCGTGGGCAAATCTCCCAAGGTTATGATAATGTCATGAGAAGTATAAGTACCCAGTTCTACTTCCTCCACAGCCTCCTTTTGAGCTACTGGTACTTTATAAGTATAAGTACCCCTTTCGATAGTTACATTACGAGTAGTTATCCACTGTTTACCATCCTTTGAATTAAAAATGGTGTTCTGCGGTACTTGTATATCTACAGGGAAAGGACTTCCATCTTGCATGTAAACAGTTAAGTCTACTGAAGAGGGGATGGCTGATTTTATATGATAATCCACCAGCTTAGCATGTTTGTACAGAGATGAATACCTTCGACAAGTTGGGAGGAAAGCTTCCCTTGCCATACCGTCGATGTAGTAATGTATTACCTCGGCAATACCTGCAAATATTGAGAGTGTAAGGATGAAGATATTACCTTCACTCATATCCGTTATCTCTGGAACCCTTTCATTCAGAGATTGAATCAGTTTGGCTTTTATGTCATTATATGACCTCTGAAAAGGGGTGAGCCAAGGGTTGCTAGTAGACATTTGTTGTAGAGTTATTTAAGTTATACTGAAAGTTTAACTCTTCTACCCTTTGAGAGTTCTGTACCTTGAAATATATCAAGAGTCTTATAGATTCCTTGGTGGGTTTCAGAGCGAATACCTTTAATGCAGTTATCCGAGGTTCCCAAGCTGCTATGCCATCCTTCACGAAATTTTTAATCATGAGATTGAGAGCACTGGTGTTAGGTTCTTCCAAACATTCCCAGGTTCGAGAACCAAAGTCTTCTTGTCTGAATCTTTGGCCTATTTGATAGGTTAAGATAGCTGTGAGGTTCTGCTTTATTAAAGCAACATCTCCTCGGAGTATATACCATCCTATCTTTGGTACTACTCTGCCATCTGGCAGCTGTACTGATTCTAGTTTCCCATCGCTCCCGACTGCTTGTTCAAGCTTTATAGGGAAATAGGCACCACTACCAATACTGTTGAGTTGATTATAGTTTGCCATCAGTTAGGTTGTTTAATTGTTTCACTTTCAATATCCTCCACCTTGGTCTCTTCCAGTTTAGAACTAGCCCAAGATGCAGCAGCAGTTTTCAAAGCAGCACCTCCGTCTTGAGGTTTAGGGGCCCAATTAGTGAATGTCTGCTTTATTTTATTTAGGTCTTGCTCGATTTTGTTTAACCTTTCCACTACTGAATTGGATTCAGGAATACCAACTTCTCCCCCCTGCATTATAATGTTATTCGCATCGACGTTTATGTTACCGTCTAGAGACTTAACAATTATATCTTGTTGGATTATTGCAGTTAATACTCCCGATTCACTTTCATCCAGTATAATCCTATTGCCTTTGGGTGTAATAAACCCAAGTACATGGGGTTTGTCTAAGTCAGGAGGCATCTCTCCGATTGCCCAGCCATGATAAGACCAGAGGGGGTGTCTTGGGTCTCCATTTTCAAATTCTACA